AGCAAATGGCTGAAAAAATTCTATCACCAGGTGTATTTACAAATGAAATAGACCAATCATTTTTACCCGCAACTGCTGGTCCCATAGGGGCAGCTGTCGTAGGTCCAACAGTAAAAGGTCCTATCCTTGAACCAACAATGGTTAACTCTTACTCCGAGTATGTAAACATATTCGGTGAGCTAGTAGAAAGTGGTAGTGACAAATATCAATTTTTAACATCACATACTGCTAAAGAATATTTAAGAATAGGTGGTCCTTTAACTGTAGTTAGAGTCGCTGAGTCAGAGGGGCAGACTGCAAGAGCAACTGCTAATATTGATTTAGAGATAAATGCCACTGGTTCAACAGATACTATTTTTACTTTAGAGGCTTTAGGTGATGGTCCTCAATTCAATAATTTTGTAGGAACTGGTTCTGATATGGGTACAGACCAAATACTACCATTACAATCAAATTCTGCTACAAACAACCAACTTCTTTCTGGTAGTTATGGTGGAAGAGGTGATAACTTTAGATTTGAAATATCTCAAAGAAATACCGCTAAAGGTACTTTTACATTACTTCTTCGTCAAGGTAATGATACAATTAAAAATAAAAAAGTAATTGAGACTCATGAAAATTTATCTCTTGATCCAGAATCTCCAGATTATATTTTAAAAAGAATTGGAAATCAAACAACAACTGTTGTTGTTGAAGATGGGGTATCATTTGTAAGACCAAGTGGTGAATATCCTAATAAATCAAAATTTGTTCGTGTTAGTAGTTTACCAGACAATAGGAAAACACCAAATTATTTGGATGAAACTGGTACTATAAATACTGCTTACGGTGATGGAACTAGTTTCTTACCACCAGTTGGTAGTGGAAGTTACGGTGGTGCTTTTGGTTTTAACACATCTTTATATCCAACTGCTGGTGCTAATGATAATGCTTCTGGCATGTCATCACAAGTTGCTGGTTCAAATGGTGATGAAAATCAATCACATCCTTTTAAATTTTACGATAACATAGATAGTTCCAACTCACAAGGAATAAATATGACTCTCTCTGCTGTAAGACCATCAGGTACGTCTCAAGGTGGTGGATATGGAACTGCTATAAGTTTATTAAGTAACAAAGACGAGTATGATATTAATCTACTTTTCTTACCTGGTGTAATTGACCAAGCAGTAGATGCTAATCACAACTCCATTATAGGACAGGCAATTGAAATGTGTGAAGATAGGGGAGATTGTTTCTTGGTCTATGATAATGTTGCTCTAACAACGAATGTTGCCAATGCAAAAACAAACACAGAGGCTCGTAATTCAAGTTTTGCTGCTGTCTACTATCCTTGGATACAAATTCAAGATGCTACCGCTGGTGTGAATCGATATGTTCCACCATCAGTTGTTATTGCTGGTGTGTACAACTTTAACGATACTGTTGGACAACCTTGGTTTGCTCCTGCTGGATTGAACAGAGGTGGGATTGATAGTGCTGTTCAAGCATATAGAAAATTAAGTCAGGCAAATCGTGATGATTTATATGATTCAAATGCAAATCCGATTGCTACCTTTCCTGGTCAAGGTGTTACCGTCTTTGGACAGAAAACAACACAGAAGAAAGCTTCTGCTCTTGACCGAGTAAATGTAAGAAGATTGTTAATCAATCTTAAGAAGTTCGTTGCTAACTCTTCAAGAAATCTTGTGTTTGAACAAAATACAAATTCCTTAAGAAATCAGTTTTTAAATACTGTTAATCCTTATATGGAAGAAGTTCAAGCTAATAGTGGACTGAATGCTTTTAGAGTTGTGATGGACGATACTAATAATACACAAGAGACAATTGATAGAAATCAATTGATAGGACAGATATTTATACAACCAACAAGGGCTGCTGAATTTATTGTGCTAGACTTTGTTGTTCAACCGACAGGCGCTGCTTTTCCTGAATAGTTTTTAGGGAAATAGATATTTATTACTATAGGAGATAAATAATGGCAACAGTAACACCACAAGAATTATTTTACACACCGTATGAACCGAAATTAAAAAATCGGTTTATCATGGAGCTTGGAGATACAGGCATACCTGCTTTTACAATCAAGACGATGCAAAGACCACAAATAACTTTTGATGAAGTTGTTTTGGAACACATGAACATCACAAAGTATGTAAAAGGTAAAGGTAGATGGCAAACTCTACAGATTACTTTGTATGACCCGATTGTACCTTCAGCTGCTTCAGCTGTAATAGATTGGGTAAGACTACATCATGAAAGTTCTACTGGTCGTGATGGGTATCAAGACACTTATAAGAAAAATGTTACTTTTCAAGTTTTAGGACCTGTAGGTGACATTATTGAAAAGTGGACACTACACGGTACTTACATCTCAGATGCTGCTTTTGGTGATTTAGATTTTACTGATTCTAATCCTGTTGAAATTACACTAACCCTAAGATACGATTACGCTATATTGGAGTTCTAATGAAAAACATACTTAAATTAATACTTTCTGCTGTAATTCTTTTTGGTGCTGTTCCTACTGTTAATGCTATGGAAATGAACATGGCTGGTATGGAAGAAATCAAAAAGAAAAAGAAAACCAAGAAGAAGAAAATGAAGAAAGCTGCTAAAAAGAAGAAAGGTTTCTTTTCAAAAATCTTCGGTTCTAAGTAGTACATAGTTATAAAAACACTAAGGAGTTATAATGTCAGAACATAAGTTCCCTACGGAAGTTATAGATTTACCGTCTGGTGGAAAAGTATATCCAAAAGATTCACCACTTGCTGAAGGTAAATTAGAATTAAAATACATGACCACGCGAGAAGAAGACATCCTTATGTCTGAAAATCTTATCACACAAGGTGTGGTTATTGATAAATTATTAGATAGTTTGATAGTCACACAAGGTGTTAAACAAGAGCAATTGATTTTAGGTGATAAGAATGCTGTATTAGTTGCTGCTCGTATTCTTGCTTATGGTCCACACTACACTTGTCAAGTAACCAATCCAAACAATCTTGAAGAAAAAATTGAACATACGTTTGACCTTACCGAGTGTCCTTTTAAAGAGGCAGTTGATAGTGTAGATTATAGTAGCAACTCTTTTGATTTTGAAACACCAATTACTAAAAATAAAATAAAATTTAAATTACTTACTGGTGTAGAAGAAAAATTAATTGAAAAAGATTTAGAACAATCTAAAAAAGTTGGATACAATTCAGGTATTACAACGAGACTTCGATATACAATCACAGAAGTAGATGGTGATAACAAACAAGATACTATTTCAACATTTTCACAAAATATGTTGGCTCGTGATTCTATGGCATTGAGAAATTACATTGAACAGATTTCTCCCGATATTGATTTGACATCGGAAATCCAAATAGGAGGTGAAGCTGTGAGTGTGTCAATCCCACTTACAGTTGAGTTTTTTTGGCCTAAGTCCGTCTAATAAATTAGACATACATCAATCTATATTTTACTTTATTTATGGAACACCTGGCTTCACATTTAGTGATGTCTACAATATGCCTGTCCATTTAAAAAACTTTTATTTACGAGAGTTTATGGATTTCAAAAAGAAAGAAAAAGAAAAGATTGATGCCGCACAACCAAAACAGCAATCAACAATCCCTCGTAGATTTTCCCCCAAATAACTCTTTTCTTTATATTTATTAGTGTATAACTAATCCTCAGAGTATTATGGCAGATTTAGAAAAAGATAGACAGCGACTTAAAGAGATAAATGCCGAGTTAGATAGCAGAACTCGTAGAACAAAGGTTTATATTGCCCTCGAAGAAGAAGCTGCTGAAATAAAAAAGAGACAATTAGATACTCAAAAACAGTTAAATAGAGAATTTCAGTTAGGTGCTAAAGCACAAAGACAATCTGCTGCATTTTCTGAAAAAGTAAAAAAGTTAGAACAAGAAAAAGAAAAATCAATTTCAAATTTTTTACAAAATATAGCCAAGGGTAATGTTTTACAAGCTGTTGGTTTTGATAAAACAAAAAAGGCAAGAAAGGCAGAACTAGATTTAGCTAAAGAAGCTTCTGCGTTATCTAAAGAAATACTAACATCAGGCATTAAAGAAAATGAAAATAGAGTTGCATTACAAGATATAACAAAAGATATAACCGAAGGTGCGATTACAGAAAAGGACGAGATACAAGACAGAATTAATTCTTTAGGTATTGATGACGACATAAGAGGTAAATTAGTAGATAAAGCTCAAAATCTTTTGGGAACTCAAAAGCAAACATCTTCAGCTCTTAAAGTTTCTTCTGCTAGAATGGCAAAATTTAAAACCCTAATTGGGGGAGCTGGTGCTCTTTTTGCTGCCCTTTTAGCGCTAGGCAACAAATTTGCTGGTTCAATTGATGTCATAGGAAAACAATTTGGTAGTTTAAATGTATTGGGTGATGATTTTACAAATGGACTATTAAGTTCTCAAGAAGCAGTTGTAGGTATTGGTGCGAGTTTAGAAGATGTTGTTGCTACGACAAATGAATTATCATCCGAGTTTGGTTTATCTACAATTGAAGCTTTAGATTTATCTGCTCAAGTTATTGATACTGCAAGAGCTGTTGGTTTATCAAATGAAGAGACTGCAAAGTTAAGTGGTATTTTACAAACAACTTCTGGTTTAAGTGGTGAACAAGCCGAAAGATTAACAGAGGGTGCTTTTCAATTAGCTGCTGCGAACAGAGTTAATCCATCTGCCGTGTTGAAAGATATGGCTGCTTCCTCTGAAACATTTGCTATGTTTTCTGAAGATGGTGGTGATAATCTTGCAAAAGCAGCAGTTCAAGCTAGAGCCTTAGGTTTGTCATTAGACACTACTGCAAAAATAGCAGAGGGTTTATTAGATTTTGAAAGCTCAATAACCAAAGAAGTTGAAGCTTCTGTTTTAATCGGAAGACAACTTAATTTTCAAAAAGCTAGAGAATTAGCACTAAATAATGATATTGAAGGTGCAATATCAAATGTTGTTAGTCAATTAGGTAGTGAAGCGGAATTTAATAAGTTAAATTCAATACAAAGAAAAGCTATTGCGGATTCAATAGGTGTAAGTGTGGCAGACATGGCAAAGATGGTTGCTAATCAAGATAAGTCAAATATGTTGGCTGGTGAAACAGCAAAGTCTTTTGGTGACATAATAGGTAAAGAAGCATTATCCGAGTTTACTGTTGCTATGAATTCATTGAAAGTATTCGGTGTTGCTCTTGCTAATACAATCGGTCCTTTCTTAATGTTAGCAGCTGAACTTCTAATACCTATTTTACAATTTACCGGAAATATTGCAACTAATCTTTCAAGATCAGTCAGAGGAGTAGATGACGTAAAAACAAGTCCTGGTGGAATTCGATATATGACAGGACCAGCTGGTACATTTGAACTAAACCCAAGAGACTCTGTATTGGCAACAACCAATCCAATTAAAATTAATGAAGGTGGTTTTAATGGCGTATCAACTGGTGGTGGTAATGGTGGTGGTGGTGTTTTAGATGTCAGAGTTACTGCTGGAAGCTTGGAAGGTAGAAATTTTCCTTTGGAAACAGAATATGATTTAATACCAGGTCCAGTGAGTTTATCTACGAGGAAATAATCATAATGGCACTAGAAAATTTAAAATCAGCTTATAACGACTTAAGTGAAAATCAAGCTAAAAGAGCTGAAAGAATATCGAGAGCAAATAATGTACAAACATCATATGGTAATATAAGTGAGAATCTAGCCGACAGAAATAAAAGAAGATTAGAAGGTAGACTTAAAAGAGATCAATTGGTTAAAGAAACCGAAGACTTAATAAAAGGTCGTGAAGCAAACAAACCACTAAATCCATTTCAATTAAGTGTGGGTGATATTGCTAATCCAGTTTTGGGTGGACTTGAATATTCAGATAGAGCTAAAATTGGAGCATCTTTCGAAAATCTTGGAGACAATCCATTACGTCTTGTAGAAGACGCAGTTGATACAGCTATTCGAACAAATCTTGATATACCACAAAAATATGTATCAAATGTACCTAAATTTATTATTGATGAAGCTAATCGCACACTAAATAGTTTGAAATCAAGGGCTTTTTTAGAACTACAAGAAGCAGTTCAAGTTCCAGTCATTGGAAGACCAACACCCTTTATAGACTTAGCAAATGGACCTGGTGAAACTAATTACATTGACCTTGTTTCTTTGAAAC